CGGAGGATGGAAAGTCTGAGGTGTTGGACAAGCCCCAGCCACCGGAAGTGGTTGCCACCGGTCAGGAAGGTGTTGGAAACAACGAAAATGAGTTGGATCAGTACAGTGCCAACGTCCAAAAGCGGATCGACAAGCTGACGGCGCGATTGCGTGAAACGCAGCGTCGTGAGCAGGCGGCGCTGGAATATGCCAAGAGCGTGCAAGAGCGTGCGCAGCAGTTGGAGCAGAGGTATCAGCAGTCAAACGAAGGTCGGTTGACTGAGGCAAAGAGCCGTATTGACACTCAGTTGATTGCGCTCAAGCAGATCATTAAAAAGGCGCGTGAGGAAGGTGATTTGGACACGGAAACGGAGGCACAGCAGCGGCTGGCTTCGTTGACGTATGAATCAAATCAAGTTGAAGCTGCGATGGCGCAAAAACCTGCTGTGGAAACACGGCAGGAGAGCATGCAACAGCAGTTGGTGTATCAGCAGCCGGTTCAACAACAGCAGATGCGGCAACCGGCTCAGATTGATCCCAGGGTTGAGGAATGGGCTGAACGTAATCCTTGGTACGGCAAGGATACGGTGATGACTCATGCTGCGTGGGGCATTCATCGTCAGTTGATTGAGATGGAGGGTGTTGACCCGGCCTCGGACGAGTATTATCATGAATTAGATACCCGTATCCGGCAGGCTTTTCCAAAAAAGTTTGCTGGTACGCCAAACGGGGCTACGCGAAACGTGCAAACGGTAGCGCCTGCTTCTCGGTCTTCCGGGATTAACCAAGCTGCACGCCGCACGGTTCGACTGACGCCAAGTCAGGTGGCCATTGCGAAAAAACTAGGTGTTCCGCTTGAGGAATACGCCAAGTACGTGAAGGATTAAACCATGTCTGATGTCAAAATCCCGTCTCTGACACGCAGTTCTCGCGATTCTGAGTCTCGTGAGAAAAGTGCGCGACGCAAGCCGTGGGCACCGCCTTCTCGCCTTGATGCTCCCCCTGCTCCGCCGGGATACAAGCACCGTTGGATTCGTGCCATGGCGGGTGGTCAACAAGATGTGACGAACGTTGCTGGTCGACTCCGTGAGGGGTACGAGCTGGTGCGCGGTTCGGAGTATCCTGACTACCATGTGCCGACGGTTGAAGATGGCCGACACGCTGGTGTTATTAGCGTGGGAGGTCTTTTGCTTGCCAGGATCCCTGACGAGACAGCGGCAGAGCGCAATGCGTACTACCGAGAGCGTGCGAGCGAGCAACTTCAGGCTGCGGATAACGAACTCATGAAGTCCAATGCTCATTCGAGCATGGTGATTGAGCGTCCTACCCGCCAGTCGCGTGTTTCATTTGGAAGCCCCGCAAGGGGTTCTTGATTTAACTTTGAAGGAAACATCAAATGGCTAACGTAAACAAGCCCTTTGGTCTTCGTCCTCTTGGCAATCTGTCAGCAACTGGTGCCCAGAAGCAGTACGGGTACGAGATCGCTGACAATCAGTCCGGGGCGATTTACCAAGGCGATCTGGTGACCATTGACAATGGTTATCTGGTCAAGTTCAACAACACTGACCACACGGTGGCGGTGGGCGTGTTCAATGGTTGCAACTACATTGATCCCACCACTGGCAAGCCGACCTGGAAGAACTACTATCCGGGCTCGGTCAACATTACGCAAGGCAAGATCATTGCGGATGTGATCGATGATCCGAATCAGTTGTTCATCATCCAGAATGCGGGCACGCCGACTCAGGCCAATTTTGGTACTAATGCCGATATCACTGCCGCGACCACCGGCAGCACGACGACTGGTGTGTCCAACATGACCATGAGCGCGAGCTTTTTGGATACCTCTGCTTCGGGTAACCTCAAAGCCATTGGTCTTTGGAATGTTCCGGGTAACGAGCTGGGCCAATACGCGGTGCTGGTTGTGAAAATCAACGAGCACATGTATGGCAGTACCGGCACCCCTGGCTTTAGCACCTAATTAGGAGGCCGTCATGGCAATTTCACGTGCACAACTGGTAAAAGAGCTTGAGCCTGGCCTCAATGCTCTGTTTGGTCTGGAGTACAAGAACTACGAGCAAGAGCACACTGAGATCTATGCGGTCGAAAGCTCTGATCGTGCGTTCGAGGAAGAGGTGATGGAATCGGGCTTTGGCGAGGCCCCGGTCAAGACTGAAGGCGCTGGCGTCGCTTACGACCAAGCGCAGGAAGTCTATACCGCTCGCTACACGCACGAAACCATTGCGCTGGCGTTTGCGCTGACCGAAGAGGCCGTTGAGGATAACCTCTACGACCGTCTGTCGGCTCGTTACACCCGCGCCCTGGCCCGTTCCATGGCTCAGACCAAGCAGATCAAAGCGGCTTCGGTTCTGAACGGTGCTTTCGACACCTCGATCGGTGGCGACGGCAAGCCCCTGTGTGCTCTGGATCACCCGACTCTGTCGGGCCCGGACCTGAAGAATGAGCTGACCGTTCCCGCGGACCTCAGCGAAACTTCCTTGGAGCAGGCGCTGATCGACATCGCTGCGTTCACTGATGAGCGTGGCCTGAAGATCGCTGTTCAGGGTCTGAAGCTGATTATCCCGAAAGAGCTGATGTTTACGGCTGACCGTATCATGAAGTCCACGCTTCGTGTCGGCACGGCTGATAACGACATCAACGCGGTTCGCAACATGGGCATGGTGCCGCAGGGCTACACGGTCAACCACTTCCTGACCGACCCGGACGCTTGGTTCATCAAGACCGACGCGCCCAACGGCATGAAGATGTTTGAGCGGGTGGCTCTGAAAACCGGTTTTGAAGGCGACTTCGACACAGGTAACGTGCGGTACAAGGCTCGTGAGCGTTACAGCTTCGGGTTCTCCGATCCTCGCGGTATTTTTGGATCGCCTGGGGTCTAATCAGTTTACGACTGATGGGAAAGGGGGCTTCGGCCCCCTTTCTTTTTATTTGTTGTTGTGTTAAAACAGCACTATTCCGGGGTCATCTCCGGTGCGTCTGACAGTCCCGGCTGACGACATGCAGACAGACGCGCCGTAACTCGCATGTGAGGACACAGCATGGCTGCTACCCATTACTCTGGCCCGCTTCAATACTCGGGCAAGGGCGCAACAGGTGCCTGGGGCACCGATCTTTCCACCACCGTTGATACCGATGTCGTCACCTACATGGATGACTTCACTGGCGTGGCGCTGGATTCCACCAACGACTGGACCGTGGTCAAAGATTCTGGAGCCTCGGCAGGTATCGGTGCCGACGTTCTAAACGGTGTTTTGGAACTTACGTCTGCTGCGACGACTGATGATGATGGCGCGTCTGTTCAGGGCAATGAGATCTTTAAGGTGCAAGCCGACAAGACTCTTTGGTTTGAGACAAAGCTTCAGTGCAATGACGCGGACCAGACGGACATTTGTGTTGGTTTTACGGTTAATTTTGCAACCAATCCTGAGGCCATGTTGACTGCGGCTGACCGGATTGTTTTCCAGGTGGATGACGGCAACGCCTCGATTCTTTGCAAAACCGAGTCGGGCGGCACTGAGACTTCGACCGATTCAGGCGTTGACCTAGCTGACAGTACATACGTCAAGCTTGGCATTCGCGTTTATGGTACGGGCCAGGTGTTTTTCTACGTCGACGGCAATCAGGTTGCGGTTCACACGACTAACATTACGACAACTGAACTAGCTCTTGCAGCCATGTCTTTGTCGGGTAGTGCGTCTGGCACCAGGAAAACCACGATCGACTACATTTTTGCCGCAGCGACCCGCTAATAGGGGGCACCCATGAGCAGCAGTAATCTCCAGTCCGTCACTAAGACGGCTGATGCGCATGCCATTGGGGGCAGGACACGTGTAGCGGGTATCTACTACACGTGTACTGCAACTGGGTCTTCATTCACATTAAAGAACGGCAGTACTTCCGCCGGTACGGCCTTGATCAGCATTACGACCCCGGCTTCGGCCGGAGCGTATGACATCATGATCCCTGACATGGGGGTCTTGTTTGATCAGGGCGTGTTTGTTGATGTGAACGATGCTCAGGTCACCAGTGTCACGCTCTTTTTCTATGGCGGAGCGGCGCAGTGAACTTTGATACCGCTTTCCACCACCTTCTAGGGCATGAAGGTGGTTACTCAAACCATCCAAATGATCCGGGTGGTGAGACCATGTGGGGCATCACGATTGCTGTTGCGCGTGAGCACTGCTACGACGGCCCGATGAAGACCATGCCGACCGATGTCGCCAAGGCGATCTACAGGAAGTCGTATTGGGATGCGGTTCAAGCCGACAACCTCCCTCCTGTGGTGCGCTATGCGGTGTTTGATGCTGCGGTGAACAGCGGTGTGGGTCAAGCGGTCAAGTGGTTGCAGCAAACCGTTGGTGCGACTCCTGATGGTGTCCTCGGCCCAAAGACCTTGGCTGCGCTCCATGAAATCAATCCTGATGGGCTGCTTCGGAAGATGGTAGCTCGGAGACTCCGGGCGATGACGAACATGCAGGGCTGGCCGATCTTTTCAACGGGCTGGGCTAGACGGATTGCGAGCTTGTTGGAGGC